CTTGGCAGTTGCAGGCAATTGGGCGACAATGGTGTCTGACGGCACCAATTGGGTCATCATGCAAGCTGCCGCTAACAATTGCCTTTTACTGGAGTAACCCATGACAGTCACCGTCAAAGTCCTTGTCCCCGCCAAGATTGTCGAGAACAGTCAAACCACCCAGTACACAGCTACTGGCGTCACGGCCATCATTGACAAATTCACCGCGACCAATTACAGCGGCAGCGCCGCAACCATCAGCGTCAACTTGGTTACGGTGTCCGGGTCTGCCGGCAACTCTAACTTGATCACCAAGACCAAGACGCTCCAAGCGTCTGAGGTCTATACTTTCCCCGAACTGGTGGGCCAAGTGCTGGGCGTGGGCGACTTCATCAGCACCATTGCAGGCACTGCCACAGCTATCAACATGCGCGTCAGTGGCCGTGAGGTGACTTAATGAAGTTTATCGAGCCTGACATCCAACATCATTTTGGTGGCGGCGTTTACGCCAAGGAAACATTCATTCCCGCCGACAAATGGCTGGTTCAGCACACGCACAAGTTTGATCATTTGTCGGTGCTGGCTAAAGGCTCAATTGAATTGATTGTTGACGGCGAATCTACCGTGATGCACGCCCCGGCGTGCATTACCATTAAAGCGGGCAAACACCATGGCATTCGCTCTTTGACAGACGTTGTTTGGTACTGCATTCACGCAACTGATTGCACCAACGAAGATGAGATTGACGACATGATCGTTGCACCTGTAGATAATCGGCAAGTGCATAATATTGCACAGCTTTTAAGCGAGGGAGTTTGATATGCCTTGGATGATACCCGCCGCCATTATTGGTGGCTCACTATTAGGTAGCAGCGCATCGCGCAGCGCGGCCAGCACGCAGGCAGACGCCGCCAGCCGTGCGTCTGATGCGCAACTGCAAATGTTCAGAGAGCAAGCGGCGTTGCAAGAACCGTTTCGCCAAGCTGGCGTTCGCGCGTTGCCCCAGCTTGAAGCGCAACGCAACATGATGCCGGGAGCGTTTACTGGTCAAGTTAACTTGGGTCAAGACCCAGGCTATGCGTTTCGATTGTCCGAAGGCCAGAAGGCGTTGGATCGCAGCGCTGCTGCCCGAGGCGGTTTGATCTCTGGCGGGGCCATGAAGGCCGCACAACGATTTGGGCAAGACTTGGGTAGCCAAGAGTACCAAAACGCCTACAACCGGGCGCTGACGGGCTACAACGCCAACGTAGCGCGTGAGGCCACAGGCTACAACCGTTTGGCAGCTCTTGCGGGCATTGGTCAGACGGCCACAGGTCAAATTGGCGCTGCCGGGCAAAATGCCGCCACCAACATGGGTAACTTGATGACCTCAGGCGCAGCCGCAAGCGCGGCAGGTCAAGTCGGTGCGGCCAACGCTTTGACCGGCGGCTTGAGCACCTATTTGAACTACAACCAAGGCAACAATTTGGTCAATGCAATTAGGGGCGGCGGCGGCGGCAATGTTTCTGGCGGTAATTTTATGAACCAATACAACGCAATTGGTGGCGGGCCCGCTTCAGCTAGCTATGGGTACTACGACATACCTATGCAGCCCGGTGGAGGATATTAATCATGGCACTCAACCCTTCTATTGCACTGGGCGTTAAAGGCATTGAAGTGGCCAACCCGTTGGCCCAATACACCCAAGTTGCGCAACTTCAAGCAATGCAAAATCAAAATCAAGTCAGCCAGATGCAACTTGATCAGATGCGCCGTGATGACGAAACACTCAAGCAAATTCAAGCCAAAGCTGTAGAGCATGGCGGCCCGGCTGATATAAACCAGATTGCTAACGCCTATATCAATTCGGGCAACCCCAAGTTCATGGAGTTTGGTATTGGCCTGCGTCAAAAGTTGGATGAGCGCGCACAATTTGCCAATATTATGCGCATGGGCCAACCTTCTTCCGCTGCGCCTGTCGCCAATGCGTTGACCGCGCCTATGCAAGCTGGCGCGCTGGGCTCAGGTACATTTGGCATGGCCCCTGAGCCTGTCAATCGGCTTGCTCCTGCGCCGGCTCCAGCCGCAAATGCTTTAGCTGCACCAGACGTAAGTGGTTTGCGGGCTAAACGCAACGCTCTTTTGGCTATGGGCACGCCTCAAGCCATTGCGGCGGCGCGTGCCATGGACGCGGATATTGCGTTGGCGTCCAGAGAGCCCACGTACCACAACGTTGCTGGCGTGGGCTTGGTTGATCCTCGCAACGCCCGCGTTGTGATGCCGTCGGTTGAAAGACCGCCCGCACCGCCGTCAAGCGTGGCCGAGTTTGAGCGCGCTCAACAAGACCCCGCGTTTATGCGGTTCCTGCAAGAGCGTGCAGCGGCTATTCGACCGCCGCGTCCAGAGGCAGCGCCCCGCACGCAGCAAGTAACGATGAGCGACGGCACGTTGGGTATCATGAACATGGACACCGGCGCAATTACGCCTGCTAATCTGGGCGGCGCACCAGTTAAAGGTAAGCCTTCAGCGTTTGCCGAAAAGACGGCAGCGCAAAAAACTCAGATGGGTAAAGACCTTAATTTTGCAATTACACAGCTAGGCGACATCACAAAAGATGGTGGACTGATTGATCAATCTACTGGCAGCGGTGCAGGTCGGCTAGTTGACATTGGTGCAGGCTTTGTTGGCCAAGCAACAAAAGGCGCAATTGCAATTGGAAAAATTGCGCCAGTTGCAGACTTGGTGTTGAAAATGGTTCCACGATTTGAAGGCCCGCAATCAAACAAAGACACGCAGTCTTACAAAGAAGCTGCGGGTCAATTGGCCGATCCTACGCTTCCCACAGCAATCAGAAAAGAAGCGGGTAAAACTGTTCTTCGTTTAATGAAAGAACGTCAAGGTCAGTTTGTAAGTAGCGATATGGCTACTGAAGGTGCAGCGCCTGCGCAGATTGCACCGCCGGCTGGATTTGTCCCCGATCAAAGGTAAAACATGAGCTTGCAAACTGCAACCAACCCCACTACCGGCGAACGTGTTGTTTTGGTTGGCGACCAGTGGAAGCCGATCACACAGTCTGCCACCAATAAGGAAGGCGTAAAAGCGTACCTTGTAGACAACAAATGGCTCACCGATGATGCGCCTGCTACCGCGCCTGCGCCCAGCGGTGGGGGTATTCCTGGCCCGCGTGCGGGCCCATCAGCGTACGGCGCCGCGCCGTCAAATCCTATTTTAAGATCGTTGTACGCGCCTGTTGTTGGTTTTTACCGGGGCTTACAAGACATCACTGACACTGCTGCAATTGCGGCTACAGAAGCATTGGGCATCAAAGGCGCGCGGGATATATCGGCGCAACAGAAACAACAATACGAACAGAATTACGGCAACCTAATGGGCGGCGAAGTCGGGCGCATAGGTGGCCAAATAGTAGGCACGTTGCCGGTGGGCGGTGCAATCGCTGCACCAATAAAAAAAGCGGCCCAGATGGCCCCTTCTCTGGCAAAATTTTTGACACCGTTAGCCACGTCTATTGAAAGCGCGGGGTTTCAGACCGGCCTTAAATCAGGCGTGGCTAACGTGGCGACAAAAGGTGTAGGCGGCGCGGTAATAGGCGGTGCATCTGCTGCGGCAGTCAACCCAGAAGACGCCGGCATGGGCGCGGCCATAGGCGCTGCCGTGCCTACGGTAGTGGCGCCGTTGGTTGGCAAAGCGGTGAAATACGGGCGCAAAATTGCAGACTTAAAATCAGCCACATACTTGGACGCCGTTGAAGGTAAAGGTCAAGATATTGTCAACGCCTTGCGTGACAAGGGCGCCGTGATCGTCCCCGGCTCCGCACCAACTGCGGGCCAAGTGGCCGCGCCTGTTGGCGGGGCCAAATTCTCTGCATTGCAACAAGAACTGTCCGAGCTACCCGGTACGGCGACTGAGTACGCCGGTGCGGCTGCGCAAACAAACCAAGCGAGATTGGCACAAGAGGCGCGTGCCCAGCAACGATTTCAAACTGTTGCAGGCAAACTGCAAGCAAAGATTGACCGTAATTTGGTCGATGTCAGCCCGTCTGAAATAGGCGATGCGTTGACCGCCGCTGCCAACGTTGAAAGACAAGCTGTTAAAACCAACGTGACTCAGCCTGCGTATAAGGCCGCGTTTGATGCAGCGGGCGATGCCAAAATTGACATTTCAAATGTTATCGCTGACGCCGAACGCATTCTGGATCGAAAGCTGTCGTCTTTTGCTACCGAGACTGCACCAGACACGGTTCGCAAACTTCTTGGCTTTGTGCCTGCGCCCCCGGCGCCAAAACCTGTTGGTGGTGGGCTCATATCTAGCAAGTTAAAAACACCCGCACCGCCGGCGTTGCCGCCGCAGGCCACGCTGCAAGACCTTGATGACGTGCGCAAAGCAATTAACGCCGACATTGCCGCAGCCAGCACCAGCAACGCGCCCATGGCGCCGACAACGCTGCGCAACTTGCGGGAATTGCACACCGCTGTTGACGATGCAATTGGCAAAAGCACCACTTTGGCCGACGACGCCAAAACGCTGTATGCAAATGCCGTGTCTACATACCGCACTGAATACGCGCCCAGGTTTAAAGAAGGCGTCAACGCCAACCTGTTCAAGCGCACCAGTTTGGGTGAAGACAAAATTCGGCCCGAAGATGTCATAAACCGCTATTTCACGCCTAATGGTGAGTCAGAAGCGCGGCAATTTACCCAGTTGTTTGGCAACAATCCAGACGCGCTAAAAATTGCACGGGCGGGTATTGAAGACGTCTACCGTAAAAAGGTTGCGCAAGGCGGCATGTCGCACGCCAACTTTATGCGAGACTATGGGCGCACGATTGACATCTATGACAACGCGGGGATGAATTTGCGCCAGCGGTTCGATGTCATCAACAAAGACGCGCAGCGTTTGGCGCGTGTTGAAGACATGGCCAAAGCAAGCGGCAACAAGTTGGCCCCCGCTTTACCCCCTGGGTCTAACGCCTTGGCGGTGGAAGCGCGAATTGGTGAGTTGACCAAAGGGTTAGACAACCGTCAATTGACCGCAATCAATTCTGTACGCGACGATTTGGCCCGCGAAGCTGAGTTTGAGCGCTTGGCGTCCGCAGGCCGAAAGAGCGGCAAAGATGTAAGCCAGATAGCAACTCAAGCCGGTAAAGAGACCGGCGTCGTGCCTGCGCCGTCTATTTTGTCCATGCCCATCACCATCTACAACGCGGTGGTCAAACGACTGCTGGGCGTGGTGGACGATAAATTGGCCATGGAATTGGCGCGTGAAATGTTAAGCCCGGCGGTTACTGCGGAGTCCATTCAAAAAGCATTGACCCGGCAGGCTGAACAGCAAGCAACAAATCAACTGACAAGGCAAATTGCGCCTCGCGCTGCTGCCGCTGCCGCGCAAATGCCTGCGTCAGAAAACCGTAACGCTCTAGCACAATGATGGACTACCAAATACTCTTCAACATCGCCGTGGCCATTGCCGGGTTCTTCGGCGGGTGGACGCTCAACCGCATCTACATTGCCATCGACCGGCTGGACGGCGACGTGCGCAACATGCCGCATAACTACATAAGCAAAGACGACTACAAAGCCGACATCCGCGACATCCGCGACATGCTGGGCAAGATTTTCGACAAGCTCGACAACAAGGCTGACAAATGATCGACCTCACCAAAGCCATTGGAGCGGTTGCCGCAAGCGTTGCCGCACTGGGCGGCAGCTACACGCTGGCCGATAAATTTGGTTGGTTTGATAGGGCCATCCTTGAATGGTCACCAGAGCATTTCAAAATCGTGGCAGAGGTTGGGCAGCCCATCAACGTCACCGTTGCGCGGATCAAGAAGCGCGACGACTGCTCTGTTGAGAGTTTCACCCCAAGCATTCGGGACGCAGCAGGCATGGTGCATGAGGCCACCACCACCGCAAGCAGATTCAGCGGCCCAGCAGGGCCAGAGATCGACACGTTTACATACCAACTCACCATGGTGAGGAAAGAAAAGATTGCTGAAGGCAAGGCAACCTTACTGGCGACCATCAAATACAAATGCCCAGAGGGCGAGCGCGTTGTGCAGTACCCGCGCCACACCAACCTTAGTTTTGAATTGAAAGGTTAAGCATGCTGACCCTGTTCTCATCCCTCATCAGCTTCTTGATGGGCGGTCTACCCAAAATCCTTGAGCTATTCCAAGACCGCGCTGACAAGAAGCATGAGTTGGCGCTCGCCGCCATGCAAACCGAGCGCGAGCTCACGCTAAAGAAAGCCGGCCTGGAGGCGCAAGAGCGCATCGAGCACATCCAGACCGAGCAGATTCAGATCAACGCCGAGGTCACCAACAACCAGACGGCCATGCAAGAGCGCCAAGCGCTCTATGCGCACGACATCGCGCTGGGCCAAGGCGCCAGCATCTGGGTGACCAACATGCGCGCAGCGACCCGCAGCGTCATCACCTACGGCATGTTCATCATGTTCATGTTCGTCGAGGTCTTTGGTTTTTACTACGCTTGGCATACAGACGTTGCCTTTGATGTGGCGCTCAATCACCTGTGGGACGATGAGACCCAGATCATCTGGGCTTGCATTGTGTCGTTCTGGTTTGGTGGCCAAGCGTTTAAGTCGAAATGAACGTCAGCGCTGATGCGATCAAGATGATCCAGCACCATGAGGGCATTCGGTACAAACCGTATCGATGCCCAGCACAGCTTTGGACAATAGGAGTAGGTCATGTTCTTTACCCAGATCAAGCAAAAATTCCAATCGATCAAAGAGGCGCTTACCCGCTTCGCCCAGAAGACAATCGCACGTTTTCAAAAGACGAAGTAGATGGAATTCTTAGAGCCGATCTCCAGCGCTTTGAGCGCGGCGTGGGGCAACTCATTCCCGTGGCTCTTACCCAAGGCCAATTCGATGCTTGCGTCAGCTTTGCTTTCAATGTTGGTCTGGGAACGCTACAGCGCAGCACCTTCCGTCAGAAGGTTCTTCGCGGGGAAAAAGACGCGGCCATAGCGTCGCTGTTGCAATACTGCAAGGCCGGCGG